TGCCCCCGCGCCGGCCACCCAGGGGGTTGACGACGAAGAGGTCGTCTACATCAAGCCCATTCCGGTCACTACCCTCGCCGAATTGGCGAAGGGCACACACCAGGAGTAGACCATGGTTGACCTGTACCCACACCAGCGGGCTGCAGTGGACAAGATGCACAACGGATGCATCCTGTGGGGTGGGGTCGGGACGGGGAAGTCACGCACCGCGGTGGCTTACTACCTTGAGCGGGAGGCACCCAAAGACGTCTACGTCATTACTACCGCACGGAAGCGGGACGCCCTTGACTGGGACACCGAGTTCGTGCGGTACGGCGTAGGCACGAAGAAGGGCGAAACGGTTGCCGGCGTTCTTCGTACTGACTCGTGGAACAACATCGCGAAGTACAAGAACGTCCGAGGAGCCTTCTTCATTTTCGACGAACAGCGCCTCGTGGGGAGCGGGGCGTGGGTCAAGGCATTCAGGCACATCGTCAAGCACAACAACTGGGTCCTGCTGTCTGCCACACCTGGGGACACGTGGATGGACTACGTACCGGTCTTCATCGCCAATGGGTTCTACAAGAACAAGACCGAGTTCGTGGAAAAGCACGTTGAGTATGACAGCTTCAGCAAGTACCCGAAGATCAAGGCGTACCACAACGTCGGCACTCTCATCAAGCACCGGAACGCTCTGCTGGTGCACATGCCGTACGAGTATGAGGCCGTGAGCGACACGATCAACATCCCGGTGCAGTACGACGAGGTGGGCTTCAAGAGGCTCCTGAAGGAGCGCTGGAACCCCTACCTGGACAAGCCGGTGAAGAACGTGTCGGAGCTGTTTCAGTGCATGTTGCGGATGACCACCAGTCATGAGTCAAGGCTGGAGTCAGTGAAGAAGGTGCTGCGGGAGGAACCGCGGCTCATCATCTTCTACAACCGCGACTACGAGCTGGAGGAGCTCCGCAAGCTCAACGAGATCGACGGTCTGACGGTGGCGGAGTGGAACGGGCACAAGCACGAAGAGGTTCCGGAGACGGAACGGTGGGCGTATCTCGTGCAGTTCGTGGCGGGGGCCGAAGCGTGGAATTGTATCACAACTCGGGCCACACTGTTCTATTCCATGCCGTACTCGTACAGGGTGTGGAAACAGGCGCACGGTCGTACAAACCGTCTGAACACACCATTCAAGGTACTTAAGTACTACGTGCTTCTGTCGAATTCTCCGATGGACCGCGCGATCCTGGCAGCACTGCGTCAGAAGAAGGACTTCAACGAGGCCAAGTTCGTGCGAGCGAGCAAGGCCGCATAACCGGACAAGCGCGACTGTTTGGAACGGGGCTGGCGTAAGGGAGATTTCGGGCCCAGCACCAGCCCCGCTTCAGATTTCGCATGTTGGAAAACCAGGTCTGACCTGCGGAAACGTCACCCATACGCGAAATCTGAACCGAACCACAAAACTTTTTAAAAAAAATTTTTGGTGTGAAATCTTACTGACTCCTACCCCTTTACGCGAGACTAGTAAGATTAGATACCAAGAAACGTTTTTAAAAAAGTTTTTGCTTCGCATTCAAATTTCGCAGCGGCTGTGTCCGATTCGTCGGTTGCGTTCCAACTCGTTCCAAACAGTCCGAAATAAAGAACAGCTCAACAGAACAAGGTGGGGACATGGAAGATTGGCGAGTGGTTCAGGGGTTCGAATGCTACTCGGTGAGTACGCTCGGGCGAGTTCGAAGTGACATCGCGTACAAGAACGGAAACGCTGGTCTGATCCTCAGCCAGTCGACGAATCAGCGAGGGGTGGCTTACGTCGGTCTGATGAAGAACGGAGTCCAGCACAAGAGATCCGTCGCGCTGATGGTCGCGCACGCGTTCATCTACACCGCCCGCCCGCTCACGTTCACCACTCCGATAAACCTCGATGGTGATCGGATGAACAACCGAGTCGAGAATCTCCTCTGGCGCCCCACCTGGTTCGCCCGAAAGTACTTCCGCCAGTTCCTGCACCCGCGCGCAAGAATTACACGGCCCATAGTGGAGGTGAAGTCGAAAGAAGTGTTCGAGGACTCATGGACTGCTGCTATAACGCACGGCCTCCTCGACCAAGAGATATTCGAGGCCATCAAGGACAAGACGTACGTCTGGCCCACGTACCAGAGGTTCGAGGTACTACGCTAAAATCAGATACCGACACGCAGGGTATTCGTGCTTTATGATAGAAGGGAGTCAATCAAGCTCCCCTGCGTTTGCCGTGTATTCTGTTTTCAGCGCGACAGGAGATCCCGATGAGGGAGAGCCAGTACCAAGCAAAGCTGATAGCTCTGCTTGAGCGTCGGTTCCCTGGTTGCGTGATCCTGAAGAACGACCCGACGTACCTGCAAGGGATACCGGACCTCGTAATCTTCTACGGCAACCAATGGGCGATGCTCGAAGTCAAGGCCAGTGCAACAGCCGCCATCCAGCCGAATCAGCCCTACTGGGTTGAGACGCTGAATGAGATGAGCTTCGCGGCCTTCATTGACCCTTCGAACGAAGAGGACGTCCTCCGTGGACTGGAACAAGCATTCGCAGCTCGCGGGCACACACGCCTTCCTGAGCGCCAGTAAGTACCACTGGAACAACTGGACTCTGGATAAGCTGGACAGGGCGTTCACGACCCACCAGGCAGCCCAGAGAGGCACTGCACTCCACGCTCTCGCGCACATGGCCATCGGCCTTCGTCAGTACATGGGTGGACCCGAACAGGAGCACAACACGCTCAGCCTGTACGTTCGGGACGCCATCGACCTCGGTATGGTCTCCGAGCAGATGCTGTTCGTTTCGCGGAACTGCTTCGGCACCGCAGACACGATTGGCTTCAAGAAGCGGAAGCTCAACATCCACGACTTGAAGACCGGCGTCACCGCGACCTCGTATCACCAACTGGAGAACTACGCGGCGTTCTTCTGTCTCGAATACGGGGTCGACCCGTACGACATCGAGATAGAGCTGCGGATCTACCAGAACGACGAGATCCGGGTCTACGACGCCGATCCCGCGGCCATCACAGCGATCATGAAGACCATCATCGAGTTCGACTCGTACATCGAACGGCGCAGAGCGGAGGAAGAGTGAGCTTTACGATAGACGACAAGACCTACCTCGAAGCCTACGCTGACGGCGACGAGGATGCTCTTGCTCACTACGGCGTCCTCCACAGGTCTGGGCGCTATCCGTGGGGCTCTGGCGGTCCCGAGTACGCCAGCAACTCCGGGTTCCTGCAGTACGTGGACAAACTCAAGAAGGGGAGCCCGCAGAACGGCGTCCCGCCGATGAGCGAGGCTGAGATCGCTCGTGGTCTGGGGATCACCACGACCCAGCTCCGTGCGGCCAAGTCCATCGCCAAGACCGAAGAGAAGGAACGCCAGGTCATCCAGGCGACCCGCCTGAAGAACACCGCTGGCATGTCCAACGTCGCCATCGCCAAAGAGATGGGACTCAACGAGTCCACCGTCCGCACGCTCCTCAAGCCTGACGCTACGAGGAAAGCGGACATCCTCAAGAACACGTCCGAGATCCTCAAGAAGGAAGTAGCCGACAAGGGCTACATCGACGTTGGCGCCGGCGTAGAACAGCACATGGGCGTCTCCAAGGACAAGCTCGGCATCGCCGTTGCTCGTCTGAAGGAAGAAGGCTACGACGTCCATTACGTCCTCGTCGACCAGTTGGGCACTGGCCACCAGACCAGGATGAAGGTCCTCGCCGCACCCGGTACCACCTACAGCGAGGTGTTCCGGAACCGCGACAACATCCGTATTCCGGGTCAGCACTCGGACGACGGTGGCAAGACCTACTTCGCCAAGCAGCCTCCCATCTCGGTGCACCCGAGCAGGGTCAAGGTTCGCTACGCAGAAGAGGGCGGCAAGGACGCAGACGGTGTGATCTACGTGCGTCGAGGCAAGGATGACCTGACCCTCGGCAAGTCGAACTACGCACAGGTTCGCATCGCTGTTGGCGGTACGCACTACCTCAAGGGCATGGCGATGTACCGGGATGACCTCCCGGATGGCGTGGACCTCGTGTTCAACACGAACAAGTCCAACACGGGCAACAAGCTCGACGCCATGAAGAAGATGAAGG